ATCTATTCCGTCTACAGATGTGTATCTCCCGGCCAGCGAGGTAAATCTTGAAAGCCAAGATAGAGATACTGCTAAGAATTACGTAGAACTTAACCGTGTTATCCATACCTGGCAGTCAAACATTGTAATTCAACAGGGACTTGAAACAGATCCTCTAAGAGGAACAATTACCAGCGACAGTCAACGTGAGTCACCAAGTAGAGTATTTGGATTTAGTACACCAGGGCAAACAAATCCGGATTTTTCAGATCGTAGTCGACAAGAAATTGACGAACTACGCAAACAAGGCAGTGAAGGAACAAAAATACAAGACTGGGCACCATCCGAGCGCCGAGGCGGTCATACATTTGTTATGGATGACGGTGACATATACGGAGATAATAAATTAATACGGTTGCGTACCGCTGCTGGTCATCAAATTTTGATGCACGATACAGAAAATATTATCTATATCAGTAATAGTACAGGAACAGCTTGGGTTGAGTTAACTCCACTGGGCAGTATCAATGTTTACAGCGGAGATAGTATAAACATCAGATCTGAAATGGATTTAAATTTACATGCCGATGGCAATGTGAACATAAATGCTGGATCAACAATCAAAATGTATGCTGGCGCTTCAATTGAATCACAAACAGCTCTACAATTGATCACCGCTAAAGATTTGTATAATATTAATGCAGGAGTTGTTGGTATACGTAGTGGTGGCAGCATTGATGTGCGGGCACTAAACAGCAGTTGGACCACTGCTGGACTAACAAACTTAAAAAATGGCAGCATGACCGTTACCAGTGCCGGAAAAACAACAATAAGCTCAGGTGCAACCAGCGGATGGAAAGTGGCTTCTGGCACTGGAGAACTGTGGTTTAAAGGTGGAGATCAAATATATTTTAATACCTCGGGCAAAGTAGTGCCGGATGCAACTACCCCAGTGGACCCTAATATTAATCCGCCAATGGATGTGTATCAACAACCAAACGTGAGATTTGATGTTGCAACAAAACGCTGGGTAGTCGATGGAAATAGCGGACTAGCAAGCATTGCTCCATTTACTCCAACACATGAGCCTTGGGCTAGAAAAACTGGAGCAAAAAAATTAAATAGTAGTAACGGGTTAACAGAACCACCTCAAGAACAAACACCAAAAGATTAATCATGCCTATTAATGTAACAGAATTTATAAACACCGCGGTAAAAAATAATCCCAAAGCCAATGCTGAAGTAAAAGCAGGTGCAAGTACCGCAGCGGCTTTGTTTAGCTCGTTACAGTCTGGTGGCGTTAACGCATCAACGTTGTTTACGTTAACTGACAATTTGCCAGCAAGCGTTAAATCAAATATTAGTTCTTTTACATCACAAATTACTGGAAACATTGGTTCACCAAGTGCAGCAGCTGGTCAACAAAAAGCCTCGGCCAGTAAAAATCTAGGACCTGAACAATCACGTAATCAACCATTCAGTCAAGGTGCCACAAGAGATTTATTAACAGCAGTGGATGCACCAATTGGTGCACCAACACCCAAAGTTAAATCAACTATACCTCAGCTGAGAGAAAGTGACATCAAGTCATTGATGATACAGATTGCTTTTATGGAAACAGCCGGGGACAGCACATACAATACACCACCACGTATTGGAAAATATGCTGTACATAACAAAACGTTAATCAACTACGGCTACAAATTTTCAAATGGCGCAGCCTTTACTGGTAAAGATGGTGTGACTACAGAAACAGAATTTACGTTTGATACAAATGTTCAAGATAGAATAATGGAAAAGTTTTTGCTTAATCAATATCAGGCCTGCATTAAGGCAGGGGCAATCAAAGACAATGATACCAAAGAAGTGGTTGCTGGTATGTTGGCAGTGGCATATCAATTTCAAGATGCAAATCCAAGTCTACAACAAGGACTATCGTCGGCCACTGGACTAATGGGATCTTTAGGCTCTGCAGATACCGCAGGGTTAGTTTCTGCTGCTTCGGGGTTAGAGTCATCATTGAGTAGCAGCTTGTTGTCTGGATCTGGTGCATCAATTGAATCAGTGACCAATAATGTACTCTCCAGTGGTATAAGTAATATAGAAAAAAATATCAGCGGATCTCTTCCTCAGCTTGGCTCAATAGCTTCTGCAACATTATCTGATAAAAAAGCAATAACAGGAATATCGTCGCTAACTACAGCAGCTACGAAAGCAGCAGAAAGCGTAAAAGCTGCATTAACGTCGGGAGTAGAAGGCGTGACTGGTCAATTGAAGATAGCAGCAGGAAAGTTAGAAAGTGTAAAAACTGCCTTAGCACCGGGACTTGAGGGCTCTGCTGCTCAATTAAAAACAGCCGCAGCAAAAATTGACGTTAGTAAACTTAAAGCAGCAGGAGACGATTTCTCAAATAGTTTACCAGCAAACAAAGCCAAAGATTGGCGACAAAACGGCAAAGAGAAAGATAGTCAAGGACGCCCTGGCGCTTTGTTTTATAATGCTGGAAGATTTGCAATACAAAATCTCAGCGCCGATGTATCAACGGAGTCATTGCCATGATATTAAACAATATAGAAATTGATAAATTAAAACATTCACTAGTACAATTCAACGATACGTTAGACATAGATGTTAAATCTGCGTATCAAAAACTCAAATGGTCCAGCGGTATTAAAGACTCTGATACAAAACAAACTGTTGCTGGTATGATTGCAGTTTTAGTGCAATTTAAAAATGCGCCTGAACCAGCAATAGCGGCAGCACAATGGCGCATTACCCAGGACATTGTTGATGAACAAAATAGATCAGGCCAGTTATACTACGATGCTGGATACAATTCATTAAACGAGTAAATACAATATGGCTACTAGATATCGCGGGTTCAGCACAATAAACCAAGTTAAAAAATTTCGTTTGACAGACGTTGAGTTAGTTAAACGTGATTTGATTAATCATTTCAGCATTAAAAAAGGACAAAAGTTAATGAACCCAGAGTTTGGAAGCATTATCTGGAACATGCTGTATGAACCAATGACTGCGGATGTAGAGTCCACTATTGTTGAAGATGTTAAACGTATTGTAAACTATGATCCTCGATTAAGAGTCGACGGTGTGTTAATCAATGAATTTGAGTACGGATTGCAAATTCAAATTGATCTTACTTTCCTTCCGGGCAACTATTCTGAGCAGCTACTTTTAGATTTTAACTCTACCAGTAATGCTCTGTCTGTATCATAATAATACCACTTTTTCTTTGCCATAAATACTGAATAACAGGTACAGATATGGCGATTACCACAAGACAAACCAGTTTACTAGCCCAACAAGATTGGACTAAAATCTATCAAACGTTCAGAGAAGCTGACTTCCAAAGCTTTGATTTTGAAACGTTGCGTAAGAGCATGATTGAATACTTACGCACGTACTATCCTGAAGATTTCAATGACTTCACCGAAAGTTCGGAATACATTGCACTAATAGATCTTATTGCATTTCTAGGGCAAAGTCTGGCATTCCGTACAGATTTAAATGCTAGAGAAAATTTTCTTGACACAGCAGAACGCCGCGACAGCATTTTAAAATTAGCTAAACTAATTAGCTATAATCCAAAACGTAGTACTACATCAAGCGGATACTTGAAGTTTCAGAATGTCAGCACCACTGAAATCATCTATGATAGCACAGGTACTAATCTAAGTAATTCCTTGGTTAGTTGGAACGACAGCACCAATGAAAACTGGCTTGAACAGTTTACTGCGGTACTGAACGCTTCTTTAGTTAGTACGCAGGCAATTGGAAAACCTGGTGCAACAAAAACTTTGAGCGAAGTCAAAACAGATGAATATGCAATTGATTTATTAAATGGGCTAATTCCAGTACAACCTTATTCAGCATCTATAGCTGGTGTTACCATGCCTTTTGAAATCATCAGTCCTACGTCAGCTGAGCAATCATATATCTATGAACGTGCGCCAGCGCCCAATGGCGCATTTAATTTTTTATACAGAAACGACAACCAAGGTAACGGATCAAACAACACTGGTTATTTTTTCTATTTTAAACAAGGCGAACTAAAAAATCTTGATTTTACAATTACAGAAAGTTTACCAAATCGTGTTGTAAATATTAATTTTGATAATATCAACAATAGCGATATTTGGCTATATTCGTTAACTGCTAGTGGAAGTCCAAGCACGTTATGGACTCAGGTTCCGGCAGTTAACGGAATCAATGTAATTTACAATAATATTGCTGATCGTAATTTATACAGCGTGAGTACTAGAGCAAACGATCAAATTGATTTAGTGTTTGGTGACGGTTCTTTTACCAACATTCCAGTTGGTGACTATAGAATTTACTATCGAGTAAGTAACAATCAAACTTACAAAATTACTCCTGAGGAAATGAGTGCAGTAACTGTCAGTATTCCGTATCGTGGTCGTACAGGTCGTGCAGAAACACTATCAATACGTGCAAGTTTACAATACACAGTAACTAATGCCAGTGCAAGAGAAACACTAGAAGATATCAGAACAAAAGCTCCTCAGCAGTACTATACACAAAATCGTATGGTAACTGGTGAAGATTATAATGTATTGCCTTACACAACATTTAGCAATATTTTAAAAATTAAAGCAGTAAATAGATCAAGTTCAGGTATCAGTCGATATTTAGATGTAGTAGATTCTACAGGAAAATATTCAAGCACAAACATATTTGCACAAGATGGCATAATTTATACTGAAGATGTTAGCGAAATTGAAACATTTCAATTTACTAGCAGCAGCGAAGTTAATTATATTGTACAAAATACAATTGCTCCATTGATTGCAACCATACCTACCCGTCATCTGTATTACAAAACAGCAACAAGATACACTCCCACTGGAACATGGACACAGATTTCCACCAATAGCGGCCGCAGTACCGGGTCCTTCTCAGCATCAAGTTTCATTTACTTGACTCAAGGCGCATTGGTAAAATTCTCAGCTCCTGTAGGAAAATATTTTGACGCACAGAATCAATTACAGACTGGGGTACCAACAACCGAATATCAGAAAACTACATTATGGGCCAGCATCATATCGTATGCAACACCCGGCGTGGGCAATGCCACACTAAGCATTATAGTTCCTACCGGAGCAGTAATCAGCCAAGTAATTCCAGTGTTTGCCAATGCCTGGACACCTGCGTTAATTACTGAAATTATCAACAATATTTTAAGCTATAAAACTTTTGGTATACGCTACGATATTGTCAATAAAATTTGGACTATAGTTGATGCAGCCAATGTTGGATCAGGTGCATTTAGTTTAACCAATGCAGGTAACACATCTGGTACAGGATTAGATAATAGCTGGTTCCTGCGATTTGTATTTGCAAACCAAGCATATACAGTTACCAGTAGAGGAGTAAATTATTACTTTCAAAGTGATAGAGAAACTAGATTTTATTTTGATCCTGATATAAAAGTATACGACAGCAGAACAGCCACAACACGCCTTGATGAAATTAAAGTATTGCGAACTAACACCGAAGCAGATTCTGCTGACAGTTTATTTTATAGTCAAACATATCGTGTATGGTCTCGAGTCATTGAAACAGACGGATTTGAAGACAATAGGAAAATTCTAGTAACTTTCCCTGACGACAATCTTGATGAAGTTCCCGACGACCCTGATTTATTTTTAACTCTTGTAGATCCAGCAATCAATTTTGAAAATAAATTTGTTTATTTTGTACAAGCAATTGATCAATACAATTTCTCCAAGTACGATCCAGTAGATCAGACTCTAATTGTTTCTGCATATACAACAGAATCAACAATAGTAAACAATATTACATTATATCCGGCCAACACTATTTTTTATGCAACCAACGAAGATACGTTTTATCAGTCTGACGGATCACAACTGACTGTATTAACAAACTATATTGCAAAAGTTGGTAGACAAGATTTAATGTTCCAATATACACACAATGCTCCTAATAATCGAAGAATTGATCCAAGTCCAAACAACTTGATTGATTTTTATATTTTAACTAGAAATTACAGTGATCAATACTATTCTTATATTACAGATACCAGTAACAGAGTAGCAGAACCTGTGGCACCTACCAGCGAAGAGCTTAGAACAGAGTTTGGGACAATTGAAAACTTTAAAACTATTAGTGACAGCATAATTTATAATCCGGCCACATTTAAACCTTTATTTGGTAATAAAGCAGTTGATTCATTACGTGCAACATTTAAAGTAGTTAAAAATCTTAATGTAAATGTAAGTGATAATGATATCAAGAGTCAAGTAATTGCTGCAATTAATACTTACTTTGACGTAGCAAATTGGGACTTTGGCGAAACGTTTTACTTCAGCGAATTGAGTGCGTATTTGCATACAACTCTAAGTCCAAATGTAAGCAGCGTCATTATTGTACCAGCAGCTGAATTAACCAGCTTTGGTAGTCTGTATCAGATCAATGCTGAGGCGAATGAAATTTTAGTAAGTGCAGCAACCGTTGACAATGTACAAATTATTAGTGCTATCACTGCTGGACAACTCAATATACAATAGGAATAACAATGGCTGTTATCAAAACACATCAGTTTCTACCTGAAATTTTTCAAACTGAAACTAACAAGAAATTTTTAAATGCAACCCTTGACCAATTGGTCAACGAGCCAGCACTGAAAAAAATCAACGGTTACATTGGTAGAAAATTAGCACCCTCTTATAAAACAACTGACAGCTACATTGAAGAAACTTCCACCGATAGACAAAATTATCAACTTGAACCTTCGCTGATCATTAAAAATTCAGTTACCGACGAAATTGAATTTGCAACTACTTACACTGACATTATCAATAAAATAAAATACTATGGCGG